GAGGTCGGCCCCGCCCCTTACACCTTTTTCAACTGTTTCCTTTGTGGTTGCTGACTCCTCAGATTCATAGATTATAGTGTCTGAAGTGTCTGAATTGTAGCTTGAAAATATCTTCATTTTTTTCCCTCCAATTCGTTATTCACAGAGTTGGCACTAGCAAAATTTGCATATTTAATATATTCTTCCGCTATTACTATCCCTCCAAGTTTTACAATCTGTCTTTAAAATGGTGTTCTTTCGCCAGCCACCATCAGAATCTACCTATCACATCTCACTCCAATGGTGCAAAGGGGTTCTCTTCTTCTTCGGTTTCCATGCCGATGATGGCAGATGAGTCATTAAAGCCATGTGCCCTTAGCCATGAGGCTGGATATGGAACATATTGGCCGCCCTCTTTTCTCCAGCTTGTCGTTTTTTTATGACTGGTGATTGAATCCAATATTTTTTTAAGGTCTACCGGTCCATGGTATTTCGGATAATCAGGTTTAAGGAAAATTTGCCACCAGGCTTTGAGAGCATCCGGCTTATTCCTCTTTTTCGGATAAGCTTGATAGAATTCTTCAAATCCTTCAGGAATTCCATTTTTTTCACAAAAGGTTTTATTCTTTTCTTTCTTTACATTCTTATCATTCTTGTTAATGGCGAGACGTTCCTGGTTCGCCACTGGTTCGCCACTGGTTCGCTGGTCGGTTCGCTGGTCGGTTCGCTCGTAGTTTTTAGGGTTTTGATAATACTCGTAATTACAAACAGTTATCAAGTTCCCTCGTGGTTCACAAACCAGTTCAATCATTAGTGCCTCCCGCAAGCGTTTCATGCAGCGCTTCATAGCGCTTTCGCTGTAGAATTTTTTACAGCAACCAACATTCCAATGAAGTGATTCCCTGATATCTCGATAGCTTCTAAATAATTGCCCTCTTTTCACAATAAAACCATTATATTTCTTGCCTTCATGGTTGGCTTCCCGCATAAGATAATCCCAGACCTCCCTGTCTATGGGCGCAGAATGGGCTATCCGTGATTCTCTTATGCAGCGTGATTTTATGTAATAACCGCCCTTAATTGCCATAAGACCGGCCCATTTTGTCGATAATAATTTGCCTGAAACCGACTTTCATTTTATTTTCGTTGACTCACAAGCAACGCTTGCAATGACTGGCGCCCTCCCCCCATTTTTACTTTTTGTCAATCCGAGCCTTTTTACGCCCGTCCCAATAGTAATGATGTACATTTCGTTAACGCTTATTCTCCTTCTAACAGCCTCTTCTTTCACGGCAAAGTGCAAATCGTTATCTATCCCCTTAATATTTGTTCCTGTTGTGTTTTTTTTAGCCATTAAAGAACTCCCTAATTTTGGTTGACAATTTATTTTTAAAATATACCAATACTTTTCCACACTGTCAATACTTTTTTTATTATTTTTAAAAAAGTATTGACAAGAGGTTTTGGCGTTGGTATCTTAGGTATAGATTTTGTTTTTTTGATCAGGGAGGACATGGAATGGAAGAGTACGAAATAATCCAGGAGTTTTTAGACAAACACTGCGACGGTGTTTGCAAGGAAGAGTGCGAGCACTGGTGCGTAAACGGGTGTCAAAGCCCGGATAACCCGAATAATAAGGAGGCCATGTGAATGGATGTAAAAGGGGAGATTTACAACATGTCGTTGTGTTCGACAACTCTAGAGGGGAAAGACCACATCTTAGAGCTATCGCTGACCCTGAAATTCAAGGCTCTCGAATTCCCAGAATTCCCAGAATTAGCGCCGCTATTTGAGTACGGGGAAACGCAGTCTGTATCCCTTGGGAGGGGTACCGCTATTCGCAAGGGCACATATCGTATTGATATCGGTGAAAGTTTCGACTTCAAGGGACAGCTTGACCGGATCGGGTACAAGGGCTATGTTTATCTCATGCTTAAAAGCGGTTATATTCAAGGCTCTCGAATTCGTCTAAGCCCGGATAACCCTAGCGTTGGGTTTTTGACCTGGATTGCGGATAACTTCCGCAAAATGATAGACATGCGGATCACTGAGATTAGGGATAAAGATGTCTAACGATTGGATCTATCTTTCAGCTTCTCAAATCAAGGGAATGGCCACTTGCCCCCGGAAGCAATATTATAAGCGGGTGCTGAAGTGGGATGAGGGAAGCCACTTTAATTTTATAATTGGCTCCACCAATCATTCCATCGGGGAGGAATCCCAGCGGCTTAAATGCTTGGGGTTGCCTCCTTATAAAAAATCAAAGGCCAAGGAGAGAGCAGTCTTTTGGTTCAACTACCACCTCGCTAAATATTCGGAGAAGGGCGAGATTAGGTTGGATGCTAACGAGAAAGAGTTTGAGTGGGATGATTTGCTGGAAAAATATATAGCTGATTGTAAGGAATATGCATGGATCTATGTTGATCAAATACTGCCTAAAATGGAGCCTATGAGGGACGAAGAGAACGGCAAGCCCATGATCGAATATCCCTTTGAGTTAAATTATATATTCAACGACGGACTCAAGGTAAAAGTAATTGGTTTTATCGACACCATAGACATAAAAGAAATAGTGGTTGACTTGAAGAACGTCGGTAAAAAACCGTCAACCACTGAGGTTAGAGAATCGGATCAATACAAAATCTATGCCATTTGGTTCAAGCATAAATTCGGACGATTCCCGACCATCCGGCAAGATACCATTGTGAAAGTAAAAAACCCTTATTATGCTCCGGTTGATGGCTTTATCTGTGAGGAAGATGAGGTAATACTCAAGCGAAGAGTCCATACCTTCGCCCAGCAGAAAATACGTGGGGTGATCCATCCATCTGGGATGACCTACATGTGCAATGAACGAATGTGTGCTTTCTACCCGACCAAGGAGAGCGTGAAAAAGCAACAATTTTGTGATCATCATTACGCCAAAACAAATATTTGATTTTGCGCGGAGACGGGTATCACGTGACGCCAGTGGTTAGAAGTATGGTGAAAATCCAGGCGTCTAAGTTTATGCCATAAGGCATTTTAATTCCAACAGTGCCAGCGATAGGTAGGGGATGAGATTCTCGCCCGACCAATAATTCATATTAAAGGAGAGATTATGTCCGGAATGATGAAGTATGATAAATACAAAGTAATGAATCAACATGATAAGATTGAATACATTAATGGCCTGGTTAAGTCCCAATCAGACTTAATATCCCAAACGTTGCCTAATAGGAACCAGATAGAAAGATTTCTCCGCAGCTTAACCCTTGCCATAGGATCGGCAAACCAACAACTCTTGAATTGCACTCCTTATAGCATATTCTCAAGTTGCTTAAACCTGGCCTATTTTGGCCTTGATCCCTCTCCCTACCTAGGGCATGGATATCTTGTGCCCTTCAAAGATCGGGCCACCTTAGTCATTGGGTACAAAGGATATGTTTACCTCATGCTAAAGAGTGGCCTGTTCAACAATGTTAATGCTGAGGTTGTCTATGATAAAGAGGAATTTTGTTTGCAGTTAGGAATGTGCCGATCACTTATTCACTCTCCTTCTGCACCTTCATTACGAGGTGAAGCAAAAGGAGCTTATACGACCTTGCAGTATAAAGAAGGGCATCAAGACTTTTGCTGGATGTGGTGGGAAGAGATAAAAGCTATAAGGGATGGATCGAGGGGCTATAATCCACAAGCACCAAGTGGGCCATGGTTAAATCATCCCGGGGAAATGATGAAGAAAACACCGACACGCCGTATTATAAAACTCGCACAATTTCCGGTAGGAGATGACCGTTTCCGGGTAGCGGCTGAGGTTGATGGCTCGCAGGAGGGAGGGGTTGACCTCCTCAAACAGGAGCTTAAGGTCGGGGCAATTAAGGATGTAAATGGCAATTGGCTTGAGCCCGACCCAGAACCAACCAAGGACAACGAAGTGACCGTTGAGGCAACAGTCACGGAAGTGGAGCCGGCCAAGACGCGACCAGGAGCAGAGGCAAAGGTGACCCCGGAGGTGTCCACAAGCACAAAAAGACTCAGCGGGCTCATAGAGGAAATGAAGGATTTTGGCGTTGACTTAACTGACCTGTATCAATGGTTCGAAAAGCAGGGCGCAACCTCGGTGGTTGAAAGGATTGTCAAAACCGAGGAAGCCTTGGAGCTTCTTGGAAACAGCATCCCCTGGTTGGCAATATCCGGGCAGGATGAAGAGGAGCCAAAACAGGAAGAGACAAAACAGCCTGAGTGGATGAAGAAATCCGGTGATGATGAAGAAATCCGGTGATGATGAAGAAATATCTTAAACGCTGGAATAAATAAAATGGGACTAAAGGAAAAATCATGGAAAACGAATTACAGGTTAAGGCATATGCAGATAAGTCCAATTCCCTAGTGGTGGAGGATGACAAAAGTCTGAAAGTCGCAAAAATACTCAAAAGGCAGATATCCAGCCTCAAGACCTTAATTACAAGCTCCACGGATGTAGAATATCGAGAAAAGAAGGATGCCTATGATGAAGCCCTGAAGGAGATTAAGTCCCTGAAGGAAGCCTATCAAAAGATACAAAATTCCCGACTGTCTTTTACCAAGCCACTGTCTCTCGCATTCAAGACCATCAAACAAAAGATTGAAAATTATAACCTTCAATGCGAGCAGGCGGAGCAACGCCGCATCGAGGAGGAGGAGAAGCTTGCTGAAGAGCAACGCCGCATCGAGGAGGAGGAGAAGCTTGCTGAAGAGCAACGCCGCATCGAGGAGGAGGAGAAGCTTGCTGAAGAGCAACGCCGGATTTCCGAAGAGTTGAAAGCGAAAGAAGAAGAAGCCGCGCGTGCCGAAGAAAAAAGAAAACTCGATGAGGAAAAAGCGTCTCAGGAAAAGTTAGCGGCACAAAAAAAAGCGGAAACCAGTCCGGAATACGCGACACTGAAGCCCGATGCCGAAGTTGATCCTATTTGCAATCATGGTCATTATCCCGGAGACTGCGACAAGTGTAACCCTGTCAGTAAGTTAGAACAGGGGATGGTGGTGACCAAAGAAACCGGGGTCACAAATGACGGCGAGGAATGTCCAGGGTGCGATGCTGAGAGAAATGTTACCAAACCACCCCCCATTGTCCATCCGGAAGAGAAGCACGAGCCCGTCACCAAGCAAAAAAGGGAAGTGAGGTGCCAAGTAGTGAATTTAAAATCCTTTGCCGCTGGGATAGCGTCCGGAGAGGTACCGACCGAATGCATGCGGCCGCACACGGAGACGTTGAATAATTACGCACAAGGATTCCATAATCATGCCAAAGAAGGGGACGGTTTTTTCCCGGGATGCATGATAGTGGAGGTATGTTATACGGGAAATATATCATGAACCTTAAAGAAGCCCTCAAAAGATACTTCGGCTATGATTCATTTCGGGAAAACCAAGAGGATGTTATCAAGAGCATCCTCTCCGGCCGGGATACGGTTTTAATCGCTCCCACGGGACTTGGGAAGAGTATTTGTTTCCAGCTTCCCGCGATTCTGTCCGATGGGGTTACAATTGTTATCTCCCCCCTCATTTCTCTGATGAAAGATCAGGCGGACGGATTGAATAAAATGGGGATCGGGGCAGCCTTTATTAATTCGAGCATCACCTGTGCGGCGGAGAAGCGGGCGATAAACAGAAAGCTCCATGAGGGTACAATTAAAATCCTTTATGTGGCCCCGGAGCGGTTAAACAATCATATTTTTATGACGTTCATCAAGTCGCTGAAAGTATCTATTCTGGCAGTGGATGAGGCGCACTGTATCTCCCAATGGGGCCATCAGTTTAGACCAAGTTATCACAAAATAAACCAGTTAAGGAAAATATTTCCTATGGTTCCTTGCATGGCTCTCACTGCTACTGCCACCCTTACTGTGAGGGATGATATTATCAAGCAGCTTGAAATGAAAGACCCGGTAATATTCCAGAGTTCTTTTGACCGGACAAATCTATACATAAGCGTTGTTAAGGCTTTCGACAAACACAAACAACTTATCGATATCATGGGCCAAAATAAACACGATGGCTCCACAATCATTTACTGCATCTCCAGAGAGGAGAGCGAAAGGATAGCAAACACCTTGACCGAGTCCGGTTTTTATGCCCAAGCTTATCACGCTGGCATAAAAAGTGGAGAGAGGATGCAAATCCAAGATGATTTTATCTCCGGGGAATGCAAAACGATTGTAGCAACAACCGCTTTTGGCATGGGTATTGACAAACCGGATGTCAGACGTGTTATCCATGCGGATCTTTCAAAAACTATGGAGAATTATTATCAGGAAATAGGGCGGGGTGGTCGTGACGGCAAGCACACAAAATGCATTATGATCTGGGACAGAAGAGACGTAAGCCGGTGGGAGTTTTTGATTAGGATAACGACTGAGAATAAAGAAGGTGTTGTGAATGAAGACGAGCGGAAAAGACAACTTGATATGCTAAAAAACGTTGTTATTTATTGCACCACAGACGAATGCCGGCGCAAACAAATATTAGCATATTTCCAGGAGGATCACCCTGGGAACTGCCGGAAATGTGACGTGTGTTTGTGAAAAATTAAATACAATGGAGGAGGGGAATTAATGAATTCAAAAGAAAAAACAGTCGACTGCCTTGAAAACGCGATGGCCCTGATTTGCAATCCCCCCGACGTTACCGAGGAAGATCTGAGAACAGCCTATAAGTATCTCCTTGAGCTGGAGGGGCTTTTGGAGGAACAATACAAAGCTTAAGAGATCTTATCAATAACCGTGAAAATATAACGCTTGCCCTCTGGTACCGCATGAACCCCAATGCTGTCAATGATTTCCACGTAAAATAAAAAAGATGCCTTTACCGGAAAATCGGTAACGGCTGGTCTTAATTGGATTTTGCCGTTAACCGCATCGGTTATAAAAAGCTTAGGACTTGCGCCTGTGTTTATAAAGCTTTTCGTTGTCCCATCATCCCTGTTGATGAAAAGTAAAGTGATGCTTGTAATGCCGGCTAACGATATCGGCGTCACGCCATCTTCATCAACTAGTTGCCAGGATTTATAATCCTGAGTCCCAGCAGTAAGATTAGCATTTCCATCAACTATAGTACCCATACAAAAGCCTCTAATTAAAAAATTTCAATTGTTTCAGATTGTCCAATGAAAGCATTTGCTTGATAGTGTCCAATATCAACATCTGTTTTGCGGTATCGAGCGACAATAATTGAGCTTTGAATAAATCTAATACAACAGCACCGAATGAATCTGAGGCATACTGAAATAGCGTTGTTGCCCTATCCCCGCCGCTTATTGATCCGCTTGCAAACGGCAAAATAGTAAATGTTGATAGATTGTAAGTCGACAACCTTTTATTTGCGCTGTCAATTGCCATTTTAAGACGGGTCCCCGAGTTTACCTTTTGTGAATACTCCCGATGTATCGTCTAAAGTTCCCTCTGCGATAACGGCATCGGCGTCATTGTAAATCTTAAACTTCCCAGTATTTGAATCAGACACGCCTTTATTTCTCAAATGCATGTATTCATACATCATTACCTGCTGAGGAGTAGGATTTTTTGGTGGTGCTCCCGCCGCTTGTTCTGCCAATGCCAAAGCGGAAGCCCAAACAGCGTTTGTTATTTGGGTGATGGCGCCAGGTTCGAAAGAATCCAATTCCAATGCATGTGTTTTTCCATAGGCAATGATCGCATACTCTGAAGTATCATCCGGCTGTATTACCCAGTTTGTGTGCATTGTCGCCACTCGCGTACTGCCAATATAGCTATCAATTAAACCATAACCCCCTTGACCGGTACCAGCAGTGATGACGACTACTGCATGGTCATAAAAGTCATCCACATCGCTAGCGATGGTTTCAAGAGTGATTGTAATTGCTCCACCAGCTTGCGCCGTGCCATCTTCAATAAACGCCCCTCTGAGTTGCCTTAATATTTTACCAGACGAATTCTGTATATTATGGGTCGCCCCTGTTAGGACTTCATCCCAAACAGCACCGACAAGCTCATCTATCTGATTAGTGGTTGTCTGTATGTTTATGGTTAAATCGACCCACTCTGATCCCGCGGCATCAGAAAAAGTAACCTGAATATTGTCTCCATTCATCTCTGAAGCACTCAATGTTACCTTCACGCGCTTCGATCCGGATGGTGTCACCGCAGATAAAGTGCCTACATTCCCCTCTGCGCCTCCATCAGTAGAAACCTTTACGTCTCCGGTCGCCAACGTTGGATTTACTTGCAAAATATTTGGATTGGCTTGAGACACCAGTGACACATAAAATATATATTCTGTATTTATTTTTGGAGTTACATAGGATGGCATTATCTGGTCCCCAATCCGTATTGTTGTATTGGGTCAAAGCCTATATTTTTAATTGAAGCCGCTAGTCCCAAACTCCACCCCACAACCAATTTTGGTACTTGCCCACTGGGATGTTCCGCGCTATCGAACGACATCAGATTGCTGGTTAATGAAGCTAGAGGGTGGTCTAATTGGTCATGCCCTTCTCTAATACCAAGATAGGTTATCCCAGCAGTGCCACCTATGGGTTTTTGCTCACCGTTCCGGGCTACCCACCCAATTCCTGAGCCATTGAACGCAAACGGGTTATATTGATTCAGATTCAAATTAGCCAAAGATACCCGATTGCTTCCCTCGGCAGGATTGTCCACGGCGTCACCGCAGTGAGGAAAATCATTATCTCCTATATCTGTGTCAGATCCGATCTGGTCACCCTGTACCTGAACAACAGAAACAAAATCAACTCCGTCATTGTCGCCGTTATTTATAGTGCTGAAGTCGACAGAAAAGACAGCATCGGTAATAAGCGCTCCTGCTGAGAGCGAACCGGTATCTATGTAAGCGTTAGCCCTAAAAATCCTAAAGCCACCCCTCCCCACTTCATGCGACACACCCATACTAATGTTTTGCGAAAAACTTGATTTATTGCCGTCGCCCGTAGGGGAATCATGCACCGTGTCCCAGTCAAAATCAGGGAATGGACGGGAATACGAATCTGAAGTATTCGTTCCGGGGTGCGCATCCGGGTTGCCTGTGAACGTAAAATTAGAGATCACGGGGAAAACTGCGTCAATAAAAAATGACTTTGGTATCAATTTAGTAAAACGATAGCGGTTCATGCCGGTCCGCTCCACATGCGTCTCTACAAACCATCTTTTTGGTAAGCCGTCCGAGTTTCGGCTATTATCTTGTATAAAAGATGGCCGTGTCCCGCACCCGCGTTTTCCGGTGGAGTCTTGCAAGCGTAGGTATAAGCCCTGACTCTGTTCTGCTAAGGTTAACTTACTATCGGGTTTTTTTAATTCATTTTCCCAATAATCCCGTTCAGAAGCTCGATCCCGGCCCGACGTAATTACCCGGGGGCTCATTTCAACTTTATGAGCACGGCTGACCTCTCCATTAAAGGCAAACTCAACTTCGAACTGGATGGGAATAAAACCGGTTAAAGAACCGGAAGGTTTTTTATCGAAAACTATGTACTCATTTTGCCTAACTGCAATACCATGCTCACTTTGATAAACTAAGTGAGCCGCAAAAGAGCCAGTATTCCATGCATTTTTATAAATAACCGAATCCAGCCGTCCACCACCTTCGGATTCTGTTTTATGCGTGTTAATATCATAGAGCTCGCCGGCAACATCATCCACATCAATAGGTCTGATCCTTGGCCCAAAACTATCCTCGGTAATCAGAGTTTTGCCCAACGGATTGCCGGGGGAGGCAAACAGATCAAACCGGCTATTTGCCACTATTTCTGCGTAATCGATAGACCGTTTTGGCGCATGAAGCATCATCGGAGCTTGAGTCATCTCGAAGCCTGTGCCTGTGGGGCTTAGCACACAATTGATGCGCTCCCATGATTTGCTGGAATCTAAAAAATTCTTAAATTTCCCATAAAAAGCCGTTGCCGGTTTGCCGTTTAGGCTATCCGGTTCAGCGTTCCACGTTTTGCCTTTTATTAAAGCCGCCAAATTCATAATTTATCTTCTAAATATCGTCTATTACAGTTAATTTATAGTTTATGTTTTCCGGGACAAATCTGACTTTAGTATCCGCTAGGATGTATTTGAAATAAAACTTGTAGCTGGTTGCAATGTCAAAATCAGCAGCTACCTGTGATAGTTTCACCTGACCATTCGCTTCAGAAACAACAGAAATCTTGCCACCGCCAGTGGAAAATGACTTCACAGTAAATGGTGATTCTAATTGCTCAAGTCGTAATTCAACAGAAGTTTGTCCAGTTAAATCAATCGGTGTTTCCCCATCATCCTGAAGCAAGTTCCAAATGACAGGGTCTTCTGAACCCACTCTAATTATTGTATTACCGTCTACAGTTTGCATTGCATTAATCCTTATATTGCCGCAATCACCCTAAATGTATAGTTTTTCCCTCCAGGGACAGGGGTGGTCATAAGATCAATATACAAATCATATGCGGATTCTTCATCAAAGTCGCTCCCCTCCGGATAAAAATCTATTTGTCCTATGTTAACGCTACGCGGTTCGACAATCACAAGCTTTTGAATTGCATCCAACGTGGAGAACGTTTTACTAGCACCTGATTCTTTGTCATCCAACCGGAGGATAGCTTCCTCCACGGTTGTTAAATCAATCGGAGTTTCCCCGTCTTTCCCAACAACTATCCAGCGAATACGACCTCCCGAACCCACCCTGATCGTCACATCGCCATCTACTAACATCAAGCACCGGCAAATGTATGGTTAATAAAAATCTTAAGCAGGGTGTCTTCATCTTTCCAAAAGTAATCGGCACCATCAAATACAAAATGAGAAAGCAAAACCGTCCCGGATGATGGTGATGGGGTTGTGATAACGCCCTCTTTAATCTTTTCGGCAGGGGATTCCAGAATAAAACTTGCGCCGAACCATGTGAATTTCCAGCTCACTACACGCACACCTGCCCCGGAGTTATCCACCTCCTGGTCGTTGGTGATAGGATACAGATATGGATCTTCTGTCAGTCCCTCCCCGGCATGCCACCCATACAGCAACCGTTCGGTTGCTATTATAGGCGTATCCAGGTCGTTATAAACGTCCGTATCTGCTGGTGTTGAAGCGACCGCAGGATTGCCCAAAATCATCGTATTAAAGTTTATGTAAGTGCCGTTCCCTGAATAAACATCTACAACCGGCGACCCAAATTGGCTTTTATATGACAAAGCCCAGGCTGCGGCAGCAGCATAGTTTTCTGCGCCGTCAAGTGTAATCAGATTACGGCCTTTCGGTCTTGCTATTATCCTGTTCGTCGGTTGATGTATCAAAACCGCATTAACCTTACCGGTCATAGACATATGCAGGTTAGTGTTTCCCATCTTACCCAACCAAACCATGTTTCTCTTTACTCTACGGAAATAATTCAAGGGAGAGGGGATCATTGTTTTTTCTCCTTATGTAGATTAACCACTACATTTTCGCCGCCGCCCATGTCTTCATTCATGATTTTGGCGTGTTTTCTTTTGATGCTTTTGCTTTTTTTTATTATGGTATTCTTAAAATCTTTATTATCCTTTGTTGCAGCATGGTATATTACGAATGGCATAAGCCACAAATATAAAAATGTTGTTTTAGTTATCTTCAAAAACGCAATGAAAAACTTTTTTATCCTGTCCATTCGGCCTCTCCATCAGTTTTATCCTTATCCAATTTACCATTCTGTTTCAAGGAGGAATCCAGGATGCCTCCTGTTTTGGTCTCTTTTGCCTGTGATTTGACTTTTAAGGACTCAGCAACCCCACCCACTTTATCCTTATCCAATTTACCATTCTGTTTCAAGGAGGAATCCAGGATGCCTCCTGTTTTGGTCTCTTTTGCCTGTGATTTGACTTTTAGAGACTTCAATTTAAAGGATTGTTTTATTGATCCCAGGACGCCGGAAACCTTTAATGATTCCAAGACGCCACTGACCGTAACTGATTTTAATTGGGCTTTGAATAAATTTATCCTCCCGACAAAGGCAGTAACAATATCATCAACAATATTTACAGTTCCATTGACACCCTCGAAAAAACCAAACATAATCCTGTCAGCTTCATCGATATTGACTATTTCGGCTATGTCCTCGAAGAAGCCAAACATCACCCTATATGCGTCACTTAGATTGACCAGCTCCTCTACAAACAATATCGGTCCTGATAAATCCCTGATGCTCTCATCAATATTCACGGATTCATTTATGGTGGGGGTGGAGCCTAAGAGGAAAACTGAGAGCTCAATTATATTTTCAACTTCGTTGATTGCCAGGATCGGTCCCCGCAAACTCCTGATAACCTCATCGATATTTATAACGTGTGATTGGGACTTAATCGATCCCAATAAATTTCCAAGACTCTCGTCAACATTAATCGCCCCATCTACTCCCACAATAAAACCGGACAACGTTTTATCGGTTTCGTCTATGTTTTGTGCTTCGGTAGTTTCGTTGAAAAAACCGAAAAACAATTGCCCGATAGCATCTGAGATGTTTCCTGTCTCGGAATGCCCTTGGAAAAACCCCGTGTTTAGACTATCATCCTCGCTGATAGAAACAGTATCGCTCGCAGTGGGAATAAGCAACTTTTCTCCTTTTAAAATAAAGCTTGCCGACCTGACCGGAATTACTGTCACGTCCCCCCAAATACCGGCAACAGGGTCGGGGGTTGCTTCCAATACAATATCAGCTATATTGTTAGTCGATACAGAGGGGAGACCTAAACTTAATTTAAATTGTTGGAACCTGGTATAGGAATTTGTAAAAAGTTGAGTCACTTCTGAGGCCAATAACCCCCGTTCGTATAAATTGATTTCACCAATAAGACCATCAAAATAATTAAATGAAACCGTCCCACCCCAAACACCTACTTGCAAATCATTACTGTTAAAAGTGACAAAGCTTTTACTGTGGGCTCCCGATGAGGCCAAAACCCCATTTTTGTACAGATAAATATTAGTAGACGTGACGACTCCGACCAAATGAACCCACTCCCCAGCTATTTGAGGAGTTAGAACTCTAATCCCATCGCCAGACCCAAGCTGATATCTCCATTCATAGTCAGAATCCCTTAACCCTATCCAAAAATTACTACTCCCTCCAGGAGATATTGCCTTCGAATCAACGATACCAACGGTATCATTAAAATCCGGATCTGTATGCACGGCATCGTGTTTCAACCAGATGCTCACAGACCACGGATAATCGTCAACAGATATAACTCCATCCGGGATATCTATAGAATCATCAGTCCCATCAAAATCCAACGCCCAACCATTCCGGCCAATAGCCCAGGTTGCGTCATCAATTACGCCTAAATTGTTGTATAGCGATGAATCAAAAACAGTGCCTCCTGCGCCCTCATTTAAAAGCCAAGAGCCGATTAGGCCATCAGACAGAGGATTAGACAGGCCGGGAACCAGTCCGAACGGTGGTTTAATATCGTTGTATGAATGCAATAGAGGCATAATTACGTAAATTGATGTTTTATTCCCTGATATTGTTTGGCATGGTTACCCTCTGTGCTGTCTAACGACGCCCCCGTTTTGTTTTCTATTACGATTTTCCATTTTTCCGGTAATCCGGCAAAAAATGCCTGGGCAACAGAAACGGGATTTGATGTAAACGTCGTGTTGTTTACATTGGCGTTGATTATCGCTATCGGCTTTGATTTCCGATTCACCGAATCAGGATACGATGTCCCTCCGTCAACCGATCCAACCGCATAAACAGCTATGTAACCAGTTGAATCAACTGTTGATGTCGTTTTGATTTTCAACTGAACCAAAGCATCCAAATACAGATTACTGGAATTGTCAATTTCACTGGAAACGGCCACCCCGTTATCGGCCAGACTCGCTAACGTAATTGTGATAGCAGCTACATTTGCATATTTTAACAGGAGATCACCAGCCATTATGATTCATTGCTCACTAGAAATAAATTCGATATGGTGTGTGTCTGACCATCAGACACAAATACTGGAGAAGCCGTTGACCAAAAGGCAATGACCTCCCGATTCGCTATAGGTGCTTTATCATCAGTTAAAATATAATAACTTGCGCCATCTCCGGAAGAGGGGATACTTCCTCCGGAGGCCACAAGAGCCAGATCTTTAATTCCAATTTTACCTTGATTCGTCCCATCATCTTCAATAAGGGTGTCAAAATCAACATCGTTTAAATTTAATTGAATCCCACCAGTCGCATAACCATTCCCTAATGATATTTCAGTAAGATCGCTCACCAGATTTGTGTCAGACCCGGGCACGTCATCGGCAGTGGCCAGTAGCAAATACAAATTTGTGGGCAAGGCCCCGCCGCCCCATTCCTTGCGGAAAAATGCCTCGAATAGTCTTACTTTCCCTCTGTTTGTCACACCTGGCATTATTTACCCCAACATGGTCAAACTGATCACAGGAGACGGGGACGGCTTATAATCCGCTTTTATCACTTGATATTTTTGATCGGTGATACCCATCTGCGAATAACTAAAATCAATAAGATCACCCTGTTCTAACTCTGAATTATTTAAAAAAGTATTTATCGTTATTTCTTCCTTTGGGTCTTTCCAAAAATCTTTATATAACTCAGCAAGATCGTCAGCCATATCCTGATTATTTTGGATTGCGAAAAACAAGTGGCCTACCTCCCTGATACCATAACGATCAACGCTAACCGTTGTTGAAGTTATGTCTATCGTGTTTTCCGCGTAAGCATCGTTGTTATTCCAATAACCCAGAGTGTAGTCCAGGTCAGTATGGATATTATTTCTATTTGCTATTCTGTTTAAAGAGGATTCCTGGATTTTGATAGACCTTTTATTCCCTGTTACAATTGCCATGTCTTGGTCCAGCACCTTATCTACCGATCCGGTGCTGCGAATCCTGGACAACACCGCCTCTCCGGATGGGGAATAGAAAAACCTCGCCCACGTTTGTTTTGCAAGGAGAGACAGCAATGTATTGATTTTAATTTTTCTTCTAATAGCAAAATTAAAGGTAAAACTAGGGTATGTCGTTGTAATATCAGCAAATGAAGCGGGATTTATCGGTGGGTCCAAAACATCGTTATTCGAATATTTTGCTGATAAAAACTCAATAACATCTGCCGGCTGCTGAATAAGGGCATTAGGGGTGCCTGTAAAAGTGCCGGCCCCGTCATCCTCAAAACCTTTTATGTCGGCGATGAATTCGCCACCAACACTGTCGGCCACTGAATCGCCGCCAAGTTGTACATCTGCAATCCTATTAGAGACAGCATCGGTTGTCCTGTTGGAGACAGCATTGGTCAATGTTTCTACTGCAAAACCTGGAAGATATTGAACTTCAGACCACACCTCACCAACAATAAGAGTAGCAGACAATAAAGTTCCATCAGATACTACTTGAATGTAATTATTCGCATCATCGTTGAAATCAGTCCAATCAAAAGTTCCCAAACTATAGAAAGAAGTGCTGTATATTGTTTGGGAGGTGGTGACAGTGATGTCTTTTGTTTCTTTTAAAACTCCACCTATATATAATTTAAGTTGAATATCTACGGTGCCGGAAGAAACAAAACATTGTATCCGTGCCCTTTGTTGCTTTGGTACTCCCTGAAACTGCTCAATAGCGACTTTCGTACATTTCATATCAAAAGAAGTATAAAACACTAAAGATCCGCCATCAGCAAAACCTCTATTAACAATTTGTTCAAGGTTTGCGTTCGTTCCTCCTGTTTGAGTGACAAATATATCATCCATGAAATAAGTGATCGTCACATTTGATGCTGCCACATGGCTATGATTTGCCGGAGTGCCGCCGCCGAAGCCCGTCTGTGTCGTAATCGGTTGATCTGGCTGTGTCGTAATCGGTTGATCTGGCTGCTGAGAAACTTCAATAGCAACCTGCCTTGCGATGGCTATGGGGTCGTCAAAGACCACTGTACCGTTTACTAAACTAGGGGTATTACTAAAATCGCCTATATAAATAGCGTCTTTTGTTTTGCCCCCTGTAGGTAATATTCTAAAATTCGTCAGATCGTTTAGGGGATGGCCAGACAAGGTTTCCGCTAATTTGTAAGTTATGGCTGTTTTCTCAAAAACACCATCTCCCAGCGAATGGGAGGACGCAGTTGTCCCCCCGAAACCCCTTCCGCCAGCGTTAACCTCCAGCTTGCTTGTGCCGGCATTTACCCCGGATATTCTTATCTCCTCAGCCCCGATAATCACCGTTAGTGGATAGCTCAATCCGACAAAGGGGGTTGTGTTGGTAATAAGGAAATCCGCTTCTGAAGAATCATCTATACCATTCTCCTCAGCTAAAGTAGTAGCTGCACCCGCCACAACCGGTATCCCTATCTGGTTTTTTACCTCTCCGATTATGATAGGAGCAATCATATTTACATAATCCTTATCAATTGACGGCCATGTGACAGCCGTTAAAAGAGTCCCTATAGATTTATCAAAATGCAACCCCATGTCTGTACAGATAAAAGTCATTTCAGTTTCAGATTTTTCAATACCTCCTGCAACAACCCCCATAAATATCTGATCGAGGTCAGCCGACACCAGCCCGACATATAAACGGAATATACGAATGAATAAATTCTGTCGGATATAAGCGCTTGGCCTGTCAGTCTCATAGTCGGGGTCATCGAGCCAGGGACCGTTATCAAGCCTGATTCTTACCGCTGTAACCCGGTATGATTCAATCTTGATTTCGCTCTCAATAGTCCCCCAATCCAACACTTTCGGGACATAGTCATGCTGCCCGATCGCTTCAATTTTCCTGTCTGAGAGAAAAAGCGTTTCACCATCCTGGACAAAGTCACCGTCTGAGTGTGAATCAGCTACAGTTTGCCCGACACCCCTGACAACCCCCGTAAAAGAAGTATCAGTTTTACCTGAATATGAAAATTTTTCTTTATTGATAAACCCGGTACCGGAATCAGGGAATTGGATTGTGCTTTTAACAGGAATGGTTGTCACGCTGTCGTTGATATTTCCGTCCAGCGTAGCCAGTAACCCGATTTCCATTAATTGGAACGGGACATTGCTATCCTTGTTTTTTTCTATTTCGTAAGCTGATGTGAAACTTTTCATTCCCGTCCTTCAGACCTTATTAATAAATCGGTGTCAAACAAACCTACATTAGAAAGCTTAAATCTTGGGGTATTCCACAACCTGCAATTATCATATTCCTCACCCAGATCATCTGTGAAATCAAAAAGATTTTTTCTAAATATGGCTTTGTTGTTTATGAAATCGACTAATATTGCCTTGTTCACTATCGTCAAATTCCTTATTGGGATATCTAGCCATGTTACCGTATCAGGGTTTAGCGTATGAATGTTGGCCACATTCGCTGGTGTAAAATTAGCACTCTGCAATATCTCATCCCACCTGCGACCACCAAAACTTTCGAGCGGCGCAATAGTTATACCGATTTCAACCGTCACCCTTTCTGGAATATAAAACGTGGCCACTTACAACACCTCAAGGAGTAAAATCAGCAGACTGATTCGACATCGAGCGTAACTCAAACTCCATTTCAACCGAGCCCACCGAGGATGGCTCCGTATTAATATTAAACTGCCTGTTATCGGAGAAAGTACGCTGATCAATGCGTCGGTTATCGTCTCTGGATGCCCTAAATTCCCTTGCCACTGGCGCGGGTAGTATTGATTCATCCCGATGGACACGCACATTCATATCCTTAGGAACCTGCAATAATCCGCCTGCAAAAGAACCGGAAACAGTCTCACTGGAATTATGCGCTGGGAATAAAGATCTGGAATTATGCGCTGGGAATAAAGATCCTGAATCACTACTACCAATATTTATATGCCGCGTGGTTATGGTTATCGTCTTATCGTGTAATGCCTCCAACTCGAATTGTATTTCTTGGATCACCGGTGTTGCATTATCGATGATGGAAACGGGGATTTCGGTATCGAGCTTTTCGATTGATGCCGAAAGCACGCCGAACATGTTTTGGGCTTCCGATATTGTGCTCGATATAAATTGATCGATGTCGATAGCCTGTTTCTTGATGGTCACCGTCAGAGTATCGGCACTACGTTCCATAAATCCCGATATTTTATCCGACCCCGAAGTCATCCCAGCAAAGATAGTGTCCCCCACCTGTCTGCTTGGTGTTGCCAATTTATCAGCCATGTCTTTGAGCCGGAAGGTGGCCGTCCCCGTAACCTCATCGAACACTCTTTCTATTTCGTGCTTTGTTTCTTGAGGATTGAACCCAACAGGAAAGGAAGCTTCACCCGCCTTTTTGTTGAGCTCTTTCAGTTTCTTAAACAATGCGTTCCGTGCCGTCAACAGGTCGTCATTAGACAATTTTGATTTCTTAACAACGAGTTTGAATGCATCTGTCAAGGATTTCGCTTGGGCGTCTAATTTTGCTTTCGGAAATATATCCAGAGCGGCAAACGATTCTTTTAATTTCTTCCCCATAGCATCCCAAGTTCCGGCTATTTTATCCGTTGCCTCTTTTACCTTCTCAGTCATGCTATTCAGGGAATTATCAACGCTTTTCTGAACCTTCTCCCAGGTTCTAGAAACCTTGCTATAGGTTATTATTCCTTTTTCAACCGCTTCGTTGAACTCATCCAAGCCAGAGAAGCCAAGGGCGGATAATTTATTTGATGCCCTTTTTTGCAATCTTTCGGTGTTTATTTCCAGATCTTGTACAGATTTCTGAACTTTATCAAGTCCCGTGATCCAATCAGACAGCCACGTTCCCACTTTAATACCAATCAGCAAAGCAAAGCCCGCTGCAACAGCAAGTAATGCAGGTTTAAGCAACCACATTGACACTGTGAGTACCGTTGTCCCTGCGGCTAAAAGGCCAATGGACTTGGCAAATAACAGTATTTTTGCTGCTATCGCCACTTTTACCATAACTCCGATTATTATCCCAGCCGCTTTTGTTGCAATCCATAGCTGCCCGAGAGTTATGATTAATTCCCTGTTTTCTTTCCACCAGTCTCGGGTCCAGGACACTACATCCTCGATGCCCCTAACTAACCCCTCTATTGCATCAGCAATACCCGTTACAACCTGGTCAAATTTCTGTTCTATTATATCTTGGTTTGCCTCTGCCCATGCCGCCATTTTTTTCACCAATGGGGTAATACGCTTGGTGATTACATTTTGTATGGCAGGCATCAAAGCAGTACCCAGCATTAATTTTAGATTAAAAATAGAATCAGTCATCATTGATACTTGACCGACAAACGTTTTCCGTAGGAGTTCCGTAGCCCCAAATATTTTTCCGTCTGGATCTGTCAAGGTTTCAAGTAAGGCCTTTCTAAATTCAGGCAATGTCAATGTTGTCAGGTTTTCAACTCCGGTTTTCAATTTAACCATAGCCAAGACCCCGCGATCCCTCAATATATCAGCCGCACCAGCACCAGCCGCAAAAGCCCTACCAAATGCTTTTGATGCTTCGACAAGGGTTGTGCCCATAAAAGCGGCCAAGTCTCCCACGGGCTTGATGGTATTTTTTACCTTTGCCCCGAAAGCTTCAAGAGTGATCCCAGCTTCAATTATTTCAGGTAGTTCGAAGGGGGCTTTACCTGCAAAGTCAGAGAGTATTTTAAGCTTTCTGTTTGCCAACTCGGACGATTTTGTCATGGCAATCAATCGTGTCTTAAAACCCTCCACCTTTGCAGCTACGTCAATGAAAGATTTGACCAAAGCGCCCACCCCAGCCGTACCGGCCAGGGTAGCGATAATCCCCTTGAGGGAGAATACTGATTTGACTAATTCTTTTATATTTTTTATGGTGCTATCAACAGAATCTGCTGCCATTTTTTTGAATCTAGACCAAGCAGAAGTGTTGTCTTCTATGGTTTTTTTACCCTTTATCATTGTCGTGACCAGGTCCTTAGTGGCCTTTATTGCCGATTTAAATTGAACCACAGTTGCTTTTACCTTTTTCGCCAATGAAGCGGAGGTGTCAATGAACTTTTCCGTCATTTGCGCTAATGAAGTAAAGCGACCCATGAAGGTTTCTGTTGTTTTAGTTACATCGGACATAGTTTTTTTAACTTTGCCCCAAGAATCCGTGGTCATCTTGGCAGATTTCTCAGCACTCTTACCGGATGCATCAAATAATTTTTTAACTTCTCTTATTTCGACCTCTCCCGTACTGCTAATGGAGAGCTCTATAGTTGCTTTTCTATCTGCCATTTCTATCTTCCTGTACCTTGTGTATTATTAGTATTTTTTCAAATATAACTTGTTTTTCAGTTGGTGAATATTCCGGTATATAGAGTGAGAAAACGAATTCTATCGACTGGTAATCCAGTATAAAAACCGATTTCTTGCCTGAATCAAACGGAGAAGAAATCTGATTTCCCAGATATTGATACAAATACCAAGCTGTTTCATTTTCAGGCAATAAGTCAAGTTGACCGGCTTTACAGTTTGCGCAATCTTGAGATAATTCTGTCTCGCATTGTTCGCATGTGAGCACGTGTGGAGTAAGGTAATACTTACTCCACGCTATTAGTTTTTTATTTCTTCTACCTTTTCTGCCTCCCGATATTCTTGGATGTTAGTAGCAGCATGCTGAACGAAAGTATTAAATTCCAAGCAGTTTTCCATTAGGAGCCTGATATTTTCGGGGGTGCATTTAAACTCTTCCCCATCCATGCTAAAGTTTTTCCAGTCAAGCACGATCTTGGTGTTAAGTTTTTTATTCAACGCGTCATCATCGACGATTTTGCCACTTTTCCAGTTGATCTTAGTACAGCTTTTGGTGATATCTTGCATCTCCTTAGGAGTTAGTGGATTAATGAGTATTTCAGAATCACCCTCAAACTTGACCCAAACGCCGTTATTATCCCGCTTTACAATTTTATTAAGTTCCATAAAACCCCCTATGCCTGCGGAAAGTTAATTACAAGCTCATCGTTTCCGGCATTTTCGTTAATTTCCAGGTCGACCGCCAGGGTAGCCAACTCGCCCCGCTCCGCATCGGCAATATTGGTAATTGCAACTTTGGGGGCCGTTATATTGATGACGTTATAAAGAGTTGACCCAAGCGTGATAACCAACGCTCCCTCAGCACCGCTCCGCCATTCACCTAAGATATCTTTTGTCGCTTTGAGATCTAGCTCCGGGTCCATGCTCCCAATGCCCCGACGCCTGCCCGTGATTACGCTAAAGTTGCCACTGCTTTTGGTTATATCATCTCTTTGGCTTAGATTACTACCAAAATCAATTTCTATCTTATTGATCTTGAACGCGTAACCACCGATAGTAAATGTGATCCCTAAGCATATAGGGGGAACGGTTGCGTCATACGAGGGAACCAGCATTGCTCCATCGGCGTCATCAAAGTCCGCTCCCATAAACTCGAACTCGAACCACCCAGGTTGGCCAGCCTCGCAGATAATCTTAAAATTGCCACGAGCACCCCAGATACGGTTTAACTTTCCGTCCAGGTATCTACCGAGACTCAAAGATGGTTCGGCGGCGGAAATGGGTGAATATTCTATATCAACCCCCGGATCGGTAGTTTCTGACATCCCACAGCCCTTGAGGAGAGTTCCGTATTCCGGGGCTGTATCGACAACACCCGACCCCTTTATGGGTAACTTGCAGGTTATCTTCCCTTCTCGCTTACCCCTCAATGATGCCTTTCCGGATTTACTCGATCCCAAATAATCAAGGGGAACAAGGTCAATGGTTGGCTCAAATACAGCTTCTACGACTCGTATTGCATCAGCTAAAGCCAGAGTTTCGGCGGTCCCCTCAGTCCCTTCCACCTTGGCCGCAATCTGCCTTTGTGAGTGTTCTAATGGCATTTTTTGTTACCTCCTGTATTTATAAATCAAACCGGATTTGCGAACTAAACCGCGCCGCATAAATCGCCAATTCTTCGTTACCGTCAAGAGCTTCAACGTCAAGAGGTCTTAACCTTGTCATCTCCAACCCTAAATCATTATTGGTCATATATTGCCTGATATCATCTAATATTTCATATACTCCCACAACCCCATCCCTGCCATGTCGTGCTGATTCATCGGCTCGGACATTTCGGGCCACAGCAATTAAAGAAAATACAGTGTCTGCATATTGGGTGTCACCGGTTGTCAGGGTGAAAGGGCCGCCTTGGTAAACTACGTATACAGCTGGCGTCTTGTCGGGGAGTTCCTCGATAGTAACAATGAGGAATTCAGCTAAACTATCGCAGGTTTTGAGGTAGGGGAGATTGTTATTCAATTCTCTGATGAAGCATTTTTCTATTTCTGTAATGGTAGGCATTGTAATATATATTATTAATAATCATCTAATGAGCCCACAAAGCCAGAACTCTTCTTTGCTATGGTAAAAGTTCTGTCCGATCCAATGTGGGTTGTTTGGATTGTTTGGTCTCCTCCGGCTGGTTCTGTTGCCCCGTCTTCTCCGAGGGAGGCTTTTCCTACGGCTATCTTTTCGAGTAATCTCACAGCAGCTTCATAACGCTTTGTTATTACTACATCTTCCCCCCGACGCCTGCTGCGGAGATTGTACAGGCCGATATCACATGAGAGGGTTGTAACTAAGGCCGGCGTTGTTTCCAAGGGGAGAGTGTATGCCCTGCCAACGAAAGAATTGATTAAGTTGTCGGCATCTGTAATAGCTTTATCAACAACCGATGTAGTTGTGGGCCCGTCCTCAAGATCGTCAATCAGAGACTGGACTTTCTCTCGGGAAAATTGTTCTTCCAGGTTGGCAAGCTCACAATATGGCGCAGGCATGAAGGAATCACCTCACTTAAAAGAATTCCCTCCCTAGGGGGCGCGCTCCCCCAGAGAGAAATATTGAAATGCAATTAAGTAAGAAGTGTATCTTTCCACATAAAGCCCAGGTCCGCACCAGAAACGACATAATCGGTGGATTCCCTGACCTCGTAGACATCTCTATGGTCAACGCCTTCTCGGTGTTTTTCTGTTAGCCTTACCAAGTCGTTTTTCATGTTCTCGCGGCATTCGTAAAGCGCGTTTGGTTGCTCCAAAGCGGGGGTTGCTGTGGCATAATAAAGAAAACCCATCCCTTTTGTAGCGGTGTTCTCCCAGATCAAAGCGGAGGTAAAATCTTCGCCGCCTTTTGTCTCTATGGCGGTGGATGTAATTGCCCCGGCGATAAAAACCTTGAAATCATTATTCGTTGTCATGTTGAACAACGAAGCCAATAGGCTGGTGGTAATGATTTTATCCTTTGTGATTTGTAAACGATCAAGTAAAGTTGCTTCCAAAACCAACGACAGCCAGGTACCGGAATCAATAATCAATCGGTTGGGAAAAAAACCGGTGTTTTGGTGAATCGTGGTAATTCTGGCAAAAACATCAACGAGAAAAGTATTATTATCACTCGCAGCCCAAAGACCGCCAGCGTCCTCACCACCGGCCGATTGACCACTCCATGCAGTTGCTTTCACCAACGCAGCCACACGGGATTCTTTGCTTAGGTCAATTTTGTCAGACACAAAATTAATGGCGTTAATGTCCAGGTTTAGCGGAGGAGAACCGGACTGTTTGGCGATCCGGCGGTCTTTGTCGTAGACCTCCTTGGCAAAGCCATATTCTATCGGGTCAATATTCACCTCACCGGTAGGATAGCCACCACGAACGGAGCGACCTCGCCCGACGGGCTTGGCTTCATTGCGGAACCACGCCCCCTTTTTATAGGTCAGGATTTTTGATTTGTTTGTTACATTGGTGATAACAGGGAAAGCTCGCTCATTATTCGCCCTACTGCCTCCCTGGATATAATCTCGGTTGTTGTACATAACGCTGACATTAGCCAGCGGCCCTCTAACTATAAGGGCTTGAGCGTCTGGTTGTGGCATTTTTCGCACTCCTTTCTATTTTAGTCTGAGTTCTGCAACTACAATTTTGGATAGTCTGAATTATGGAGTTATCGCAGACTTGCTTAGCTATTTTCAGGCATCCGTTGGTATGCGACCTGAATGACTTTCTGGTTATCATCATTGACGCTCGATCCGGACATATCTGACAGATAGGCCAGGACATCACCCTCAGCGATTACTAGATTTGCAGGGGTGCCGGAAAGCGTCAAGGCTTCAGGAACAAGCGCGGCAGCATCAACCCCACTAGTATAAGCCTTGGAAGCAATCACGTCGGTGCCCGATCCTGCGGTCCCGGCATTTATTACGGTCGGTGTGACAAAATTGGTGTCCGCACCGGTAAGAGCTGTCTGGAATATGGCATAAACGGCTAACACCTTCATTTTGTGAGGAGCCCGGAAAATGGGGTGCTTGACATCAGTATCGCCAGCATTCGCGGGAATGTACATCTGTACCGATCCTGACAGGTCTTTATCGAAGAGGAATATCCCGGCCAAATCACCTTCTGCATCAGCAGCTTCAACCACAAACCCTCTGGCGTAACGCAAATCACCGGTTTTTGTGGCCTTCCCGGCATCGGAGGCACTGACGTATTCGGGAGCGACATAATCGCCAACCGCTAGGGCTTCACCGGCTTCTATTTTGGTGTATCCGTGCACCCTTACATCGCATTCCTTACCGGATTCGACGACGTTTTGCAGTACTCCATGTGCATATTCTTTTGTCGAATCGGGGCGGCGAAAAGTATCGGAAGACGTCAATACGACAAAGCGATATTGATCATCAGACAGATCCTCCGCAGCCGCGCGACCGATAGTTAAAAGATCAAGTTCTGTTGACATTTTATATTCCCTTCTTCTCTTAAAATTTATAGTAAAGAAAACGTCTTACACAGCATATTTAGTGCTGAGTCACGTTCTTGGAGTATGTTAGGGCCATTTTCGGGTGTTCGCGTTGTGCGATGTCCATGGCCTCTGTGTAGGTGAGCCCTTCATTGTCTTTCATCGCCTTAGCCACAAAAGCCTCAAACTTTTCACCTTCGGTAAGATTGGTATCATCGTCACCACGTTTGGCAACTTCCGAAAAATCAATTACTTCCGGGAGTGCGGCGAGGAATGATTTAAAGAAATCCAGCTTGGTCTGTTTGGCCCCTTCGCCAAACTGTAGCGATGTGCTGTCATCAACCAGGGATTCCATAAATTCTTTAACTCCCAGTTTTACCCAAGCGGGGATAATTTTCCCTTCCCTGGACAGGCCATCACAAAAGGACTTGATCTCTTCGTTGGTTTTGGAAACCCGGAGAATTTCTTCCTTTTCAGCAAACTCCTTTTCTGATTTCGCCTCGGTTTCCTTGACAGCCTTGGCAATAGCCGCATCGGTGGCCGCCTTCATATCGGCTTCGGAGAATGTTACCGGATCATCTTTCTTCTCCTTGGGATCAGTAGAATGTTTTTGTCCCTTGAAATACTCGACAAACTCGCTTTCAGACAGGGTCTCATAAAATGCAATCATTTTTTCTTTGAAACTCATTGCTTCTCCCTCCCTCTTTTTCTTACTGTGTTTATTGGAATCCTCCTTATCCGCGAATTCCAAAGTTATTAAATTATCATCGTCTGAGAATTTGATGTTTGATAGCCCCTTTACGGCTGGGGGAGCTGCACCCAGGAAGCCTATGTGCCGCAATCTTAGGTCAGGATATAGGGCAATAGACCGCTTCTTAAAAAGCCCCCTCCGGATGGCCTCGCCAAATTCAGGGACAACGTCTTTGAACTTTGCCAACAGGAGGTCATTTTCTTTTTTAAGAGCTTCAACCCAGCCATATGCGGGGGAATTGTCCTTTGGGTGCCCGATTACGGCGGGTGCTTCATGCTTCGCTGGTTCGTACTGAGAAATTATTTTATCCAGGTCATCATCTGTCCAATTGCGGACGTTACCGACAGAATCACGCTGTCTCCCCGTCCTAAACACCTCAACCCATTGGTCACCAAAGCCCGATATATCAAATTTCATTTTAATAAACCTTTCTTATTTGATTTACCAAGTCACGACATAAACGCAAAAAAGCCCGAATCAACCGCATCTCTGCGATTAATCCGGGCTTATCATCAATCCCAACCCTGTATAGGTAAGGGGGTGTAAGAATCCGAATATTAAGTTTTAAATTTTATGCTCTATAGTGCCCTTACTTTCCCTTATGCCTCCGTTATTAGTTACGAAAGTAAAAGTTATTTTCCCATCTTCCGGGATGGGGAGAAAATGATTGTTTATTACTTCAATCATTTTCTTTTTCAACGCATTCGCCCGATGGATTTCTTCTTTGGTTATTATCATATCCCCATCACATAATCAAGCACGCTGTTTTTCATTTCGTTGAGATCCTGCTCTTGTAGCAACATGTAGGGTCTCGCCGGGATGGTAGATGATTTATTCTTCCCAGCCTGGCCGCCGAAGTGCTGAATTGCCCCGTAAATCTTATGAGAGTTCCAGACAACCTTGTCACGGGTAGCTTTATAGTTTATGTCCCCTAGCATCCCGCCAGAGAATCCTTTTCTGACCAAAATCTTACCGGGCCATTTATTCTGTTTCTGGCGCTGTTTGATTGTAGCGTCTGCCAACCTTTTCCACCTGGCAGGACGGCCACCGACCTCAAAATTTCGCTGAATGGAAGTCAACCCGACTTCCCCCAGAATAGCCATAAGGGGGCGGGTGTCTTCCATTCGAGCTTTCAATCCGGCAAGAAATTCCCGGACTTCTGAGTCGTCAAAGTTGATTGTGGTTTCTATCGGCATGTCATGTCTGATTTATTCCTCGCGATGCTCGCATTAGCCCACATAATAGCCTCTTCAAGCAGTGAAATTATTTTCTATTTTTTCGTCTTTGAACATGATTTTATGTCGCCCCTAAGCCGCAATAGGCAGCTTATCCCATCCAGGATCAGGGACTATTCTAACGTCCGGGCCTTTGTCCGGCAGTCCGGTTGTCGGATTGAAGGACGGAATCGATTTACCGGTTACGTTCACGGTCTCAATATTCCAATTATTCGCGGCCACCTGTCGAGCAGATACGGTCATAACGTAGCATCGGCAATTGAAACCATTGGGAGGATACCATTCATCCCATATCGGGTGATCATTACGAAAAATTCTCCCATTCATCGCCGCATGAGTCAACCGTGTAGCGCCATCCATTACGGCCACATACCGCCAGAAGGGGCGGGAAATTAAAACGGCCTGATCAGTCATTTGATTGTACCGACCGGATTGATATGCCCCTTGCATATTAGTTCGGTAGATTGTCTCCGTCCGCCAGGGAGTCACCCCAACATAGCCAAACTTTTTAAAGATGGAAGAGGCGCTTTTCTGAAATTCCTTTAGAGTGGTCCCCTCCACCAGAGAACTATTAATCTCTTTTTTTACCTCGTCAAGCAGATCGTCAACGGCGATCCTGGCCAGTTCAAAGCTTTTGTCCCGAAAGAAATCAATGGCTTCCTCGAAAGGGGACCCCGGACCCCATCTTGTTTCCTCGAATTCGCTGAAAGAGATATTGTCATCCGGCTCTATTTCTGCTTTTATTGAACCCACTCCGGTCTTGTCGGTAGCAACCTGTCCTCGCGCCAGGCTTTCACTCAGTTTATTAATGGTCGGGGAGGTGCTTGTCCCATCCAGCCGGATAAGCATATCGGCAAAAGAATCAGATTTTTTGATTTCGGAAACCATTTTCGATATCAACTTGTTAAATATAATTTTACCTTGCCCAACAAACCTTACTACAGTTCTATCAACTTTACCCTGCGATGTCAAGCCGAGTGCTTCAGAGTTTTTTTTTTCGGCAAACTCCTTTCCGTCTTCATCATCATCGAAGCCGGGATTAAAAGGGGACGGTTGGGATGGGGGAGACAGTAAATCCTCTCCTTCTTGGGGCTTTGGAATCTTATAGGTATCGTACATGTACTGTTCGGCGACGGGGAGCCCGACGTCTTTGATGATGATTTTATCTCTTTCTGCCTGCGGCTTCAAATCTTTCTCTTTTTCTGTACGGATGACTAGCTTGGGATATTCGGTTACGCCGGGGAAATTAAAATCAACAATCCATTTCACCGGCTCACGGTTGAATAATTCGCCTTGAAGATTTGCGTCTGCTCGGACAATGTCATCACGGACATGATCATGGGTTTTGCTTGCCGCAAAACTCCCACTACTGCCCAACTCGGTTGTTAGGGTTTGGCCCAACACTACCTTGGAAATTTGGCGGTTCATGTATTCGGCAAGCTCTTTATGCGTACTTACGGTACTTTTTCTCGAAGCTTCCAGAAAACTGAGATCAAACCCTTCAGGTAGGATGATCCCGGCTTCCTGTTGAATAGCATTGCACGCGTCAAGCAATTCGTTCTGTTTAGTCTGATCAGTTCCCTGCGGATATTTCCCCATCACAGTGGGAGCGCCGAACTTTTCAGAAAAAATTACCCAGTATTTTATCCCATGCTTTTTGAACCAAACTGGCCACCACAGCCGCTGGCCTAACCCTTTCCCATAGGGGTTATCGGTAGATCCATAGCGAAAAACAAAAAACTTGCGACCAGGCAATTCCTCGCCGTCCACCATGTCTTTAGGGGTTAATAGCCTTAATTCCCGATCGAGATTGAAGACAAAACGCCTTGGATGCTTAGGGACAAGGCCCTCTTTTTTAATAAAAACATCCCCCTCCGACTGATCCCACATGATTTCTGTCGGATAAAAACCGTATAGAACGCCTTGTAGTCCTTCCTGACGACCGGAATCAAAATTGCAGTTTTTGAATACATTTTCAACATATTCTGCGATCTTAATATCTTCTGGTTTATCCGATGCCGGTTCAATGCTCCAGACTTTATTAATTACCGAAAGCTGTCGGGTCTGGAAAACCGATCCGGTGTGATCGTCCCTATCTACGTCATCGTAGAGCTCAAGTCCTTTACCGCCAGCCTTAGAGATAAGCACAGGATCTTTATTGTCGAGCCGGTTTAAATAGCCATTGAATACGTCGATATCATTCTTGGGCGTGGCTATTTCGTCCGTTTCCGGTTTTGGTTTGTTATTTTTTCTTGCGAATATGTTGGATAATAGGGACATTTTGTTTTAAACAGTTGCAAGCCATTGCTTTAATGGTGTAAAGTCGTCTCGTTGTACACTTTTTTTGATAAAAAATATTTGGAGTTCATGTGCCGGCATTCTTTTAAAATCTGCACCGCATTGGTTACACCTCATCTCACCGTCATCGCCGCAAAGAGCTTCCCATTTACACCCGTGATGGCGCCAGAGCAATTCCCTTAATATTCTTTCGTCTTCAGTCATTTTAATCATCGGCATCACATCCACCCCCCCATGCCCTTAGTCACACATACTGGCCCACGGTCAGATCGGTGATTATCGGGTGCGTCAACATAGTCACTCATTTGCGCAAAATCTCGCGGTGTATTAGTGGCCTTGTAATCGAAAGCTGCATAGATTGTAATAGCAACGTATACAGCCATCGACACCGCCAGGACAAGGTCATCATGGTCACCCTCCCGCCATGCTGCGTAACTGTCGTGGGCCGTCTTGGGATTTATCTTGACTTTGAAATTGAGCAGTTCTTTGATAAGGATGTCAGCTGCTTTTATTCCCTTGGCAATCTTAAGCCGATCCTTTTGAAATTGCACCAGCAGGCGCATAACGAGGTCTCGCTTGGGAATTCTTATTATTCTCCCCTCCCTGGTCATATTGTCTCCGCCATGGATTTTGATACAATACGGGGATAGTCCTGCTTGGGTAAACATATCAACCACCGGCGCTCCCACTCCAGTACCATCCACTACCAAGATTGCACCCCCCCCAAGCTTTTTATTTTTTTGCATCTTCCCCACCATCTTGACGATCTTGGGGTAGGGCGTTCCCAGCTTGTACCGCTTCAGGTGCCGGACATGGAACTCAATTAAAGACTCTTTGTTGTCGATGGGCGTCACCTTGCGCTCAACAACGCACTCAGCAGTATAATCTTGTGATTGGCCGAGATCCAGACCGATAAAGAAATTACTGGGGACTGTTTTCATTTTAATGCCAAACCTTCATCTCTTTCCCTTGCCGGCGGAGCTGCGCCGGAGCTTTCCCTTAACAGGTCATTTTTAATGACCTGTTAAGGGATTGAAACGCAGCCCAAAGACCGTTAGCGTCCTCACCACCGGACGATTGAGTAGAGTTACAGTTGAGACCTGTTAAGGGTCTGAATTAGTCATAAGGCATTCCTTTCGTAATAAAATTAAACAAAATCCGACAATTATTGAACTCACAAAAACAAAGGCTCCACGTCGTCAGTAATCGCGGCCATGACCATATCGAACGGAAAAACTTGATCTAGGGTCTCAACAAACTCGCACATATATTCCTGCCTAAACCACCAATCAGTCATACTGCCTAGCTCTTCTTTTAAAAATTCTTCGGTAATTCGGGGGCACTGATTAGCTGTAATCTTGACTCTGTTCCATCGCTCATCACTGATCCATTTTTCATAAAACCATCCCCGTTTTCCCCATGGGGTGGTTAATCCGACCAGTCGCCCTTTTGAGACTGCAAGCATCGGCCGAACGGTATAATAAAGATCGTCCATCACCCGCGCCGCTTCGTCGATTATTATCAGCTTTACGTCGCTGTAGCACCGGATAGTCCCTTCTTTTCCAGGTAATGCAACAATCCTGCTACCGTTTGAGAATTCAAGCTGTAAAGCGGTTTCTTTGGTCGCGTGCGCAAAGTCCGGGTATTTTTTATGAAGCGCCTTGACTTTATTGAATATTTCCGCGGATTGACGCTCTGATGGTGAGACAATGAGGATAAGCGCCGGTGCGTAAAATACCGCTTCATGGTATGCCGCAGCCGCCGATACGGTGCTTTTTCCAGACTGGCGGCTACATAGCAGGAGCGTATTTTCCCTCCTCCTGTCAAGAAAATCTTCTTGCCAAGGATCAGCAAAAAACCCACTATCAGTAAAAAAAAAGTGGGCACCATTGCCGCTCTTAGTTTGGCTTCAGTTAGCATGTTTCAAATCATCTACTATTTGATGGCCATTATCGTAAAAAATAATATTGGCCAACTTATGGGAAGGAAACATATAGATCATTCCATTTGCACCTGTTACCCGGACATAGCATTTGTATGGAATGTCTTTTACGAAACTATTTCTTATTTTGGGGGTAAATTTTATTTTAAAACGGGTGCCGTCTTTGCTCATTTTTATGACCGGTCTTTTGGATTTAGAAGTGTACGACCTTATTCTGTTCTTCTGATCTTTTATGAGTAAAACCACTTCCACAGGTTTTAATTCTATAGGTTTTAATTCTATTAATGAGTGATTGCCTTGCATTATTTTCCGTGTTTCTCGGTGCATGGATCACCAAAATCAATTTCTATTTTCATCAGTGCAAACTCCCGCCATTTCCATTCCCACGGAGACTTTCTTTTAGCCGGTTTTTTACATCTGGATAATCGTGGAGTGCGCCCATAAAGTGCCTTAGGATGAGGTCAGAGTCACCGTCTCCCTGCCCCTTCTCGGCTTTTTGCTTCTCAAGTTCCAGATAGGAAGCCAAGAGAGGTTCAAGCGCCTTCAGTGCCTTATCCATTGCCAGAAGGGTATTGGGCCAGTCTTCTTTAGCTTCAGTCTTTTTTTGAACAGCCAGAGCTCGCCGGTAAACTTCAAGCTGTCTTGATGCGATTGTATCCCCTTCTTTTGCAATTTGAACCGCTTGCGATGCGATTAACTTTTCTTGGATATGGTTCTTGCGATGCCGCCGCAAAGAGTCTTTGCCGAGATCGTATTGGATCACTAGAGATCGTATTGGATCACCACTAACTAAAGCTAAGTCAATTTTTTGGTGATCGGGATGTGAGCAAACGGAGCATTTATTATTCATTTAGCCAGAGCCACCTTTGCAAGCGCCGTGATGAGTATAAGATTAAGAGGAATTAGGATGTAGATTATAGCTTTTAACCAGGTGACGCCTTGCGAGTTGGAATCAACTTTTAGCTTAATCTCATCGAGAGTTTTTCCAATGTAATCAATTTTGACATCGATTATAGCATCATGGGGGTATTCTGTGTGTTCAGGCATTTTATTACTTTTTCCGCTTGTCCATAATATTGCCCACGGCATAATATCCGTAATAGAAAACTATTATCCCACCAAAACCGGTTGAGAGATGACCGGTAACACCCAAGGTGAATTTTGCCCATCCCGGGCTATACTTCCAAATCCCTACCGAGAAAATAAGGCCAGACAAAAACGCACCGATGATCATTATTGCCAAGATCCTTCTGGTAATCGACCTGGCTGTGTTTTCTCCGAGAATAAGAGTTTGATGAGCCATGTACATCTTTGCCACCTCTTTACGAGAATCTGCTTTTTCCTCATTAGTGTAGAAAAGCTTATCAATTCCAGATATGGCACCATCAAGAACCTTCTCGGCCACTTCTCCAGCCTTCTTCGCAGTTCCGAATATTGATAGAGGATTCCACATAATTTATACCTGTATTTTAGCTCTGGTGTTCCACTTATTCTGCCTAAACCAGAGGAGAAGCAGGCCAACATGACTTTAATATCTTTTTCAAATATAAATGCTCACCGATCATCATATTTTTAAAAATACCGCTTTTTTGATGAATTGTCAACTCGATACCAGCCAAATACGCTTGTTCATTTATCTCTTAGAGCACTTGCCCCCAGAGAAAACCGAAAACCTTGGGAGGTTTAATGTTTTTTCCATTCAACTTCGGCAATGACACTTATGGCCTCAAACAAATGCTCCATTTCTGGATTTTGTCGGAAATGTTTTACATAGAGTCGTGGATTGTGATAGTGGTAGTGATTTTTTGCAATGTGCTCATTAGCGGCCTTCTCAGTGAGGAAAATACCCATATCTACCCATGTCGTTGCCTCGTTGCCCTCATCATCAATTTCAACTTCCTCTTGAGATTGGACAGCAAAATAATATGGGGAAGCTGAGCAACGGTTACTTTGATTATTTATTTTTATCATTAGAAGTCTTAAGAAGATTAGTGCTTCATTCTTATTCATTTTTACCCCCTGTATAGTCCTAATGGATTAAATTTCCGGTATGGCAAACATGATCTATTTCTTGCATGGTTTCACCTCCATAACAATCGGTTTTGCGGTGGGGAATTTGTGTTCCCCGTAGAAATCCTCTTCACCTTGGCTAAAAGTTCCTTTCTTGGATTTCCCGAATTTAACCTCTCCGACCTTTCCCCAGACAATGCCTTTGTTGAAGTGTTGACTACTCATATCTCAGTATTCCTTCCACCTCCATTATTGCCCGTCCTATCATTTCGGCAATTTGAGGAACAATTGAGTTCCCCAACTGCTTAAGGCGGTCCACCCGTCCGGGAAACCCATGAGCCACTCCACAAACCGGGGGTTCAGCTTCCCACCGATTGAGTCGGTAAGGGTTCTCGATCGAGGGCTCCGTTCCTTTTGCCCCGACCGGTGATCTCTTGCAGTGGGGGTATAGTAACTTTGGGCTTGTTTGTAAGATGGCCTTCTCGGATCGTTGCCGGCAAACCTCGCTTGCTCCATATCCTCGACCGTCATCATGCTGTTCGTCGGTGTCGGCCACATCTTTCTCCCTCCCGCTACGGCACACTCCACCAAGCTTATTCCCCGTTTCCCGTTCTGACTCAATCCCTTTCGATTGTGATTGCCGTTCACCGTTGGGGTAGGCCAATTCATCCCTGGTTTCCATCCAGTCCTTGCTATTTCTCCCAAGCTTTTGGGCCGGCATTTCACATTTGATTTTTTGTTTGGTGCTTCCGGCATGGTATCTGGGGTAGGATATAATCCAGATCCGGTCACGACGGTGATAGGCGCCAATGGCGGAAGCTGGAATACAGTGCCATTCTGCATCATACCCGATCTTGGCCAGGTCACAGAGGACCTTTTCGAGTCCTCTCGACCTGAGCGCGGAAACATTTTCAATGATTGCGTATCGGGGTCGTATTTCGCCAATAAGACGGGCGAATTCTCTCCATAATCCCGAACGAGCCGCGTTAATTCCCCCTCCCGGCCCTGCAAGTGATATATCCTGGCAAGGAAAACCGCCAGTAATAACGTCAATCGCGGGTATTCCGTCTCTTTTGAGTCGTTCATAGGTTAGTGTTTCCACATCGATATAGATTTTTTTGCCCGGCCATAATTCTTTTAACAGTTTCCTGCATTTTCTGTCCTGCTCGCAGAAAGCGACCGTTTCAAAATATTGGGCTCCGGTATCGTCCCGGCCAGCCCATTCCAATCCCAGAGAAAACCCCCCGATCCCACTGAAGAGATCAAGGACGACCAGGGCATTCAACATTCACCACCTCAAATCAGAGCGTAGGAGTCTTTCCATTTGCGCCGGGTGACGGTCTTTAACCCAATCAAAAGCACATCGGTTGTCCATGCAAAAGATATGATTCTCATTCCACAATCTCGAAGTGAGGCCAATCGTCAAATTTCTGATCCGACATGCAGTTGTCCCCATCCCAGTCAGATCCACTCCGTATTTTGATCTTCATCTGCGAGGCGATCCCCTTCACAACCCCGACGAACATTGCCCATCGCTCGATGTTGTGCAAGACTTTTAAAGTCTTTGCGTGCTTCGCTGCCTTCCGACTATCACCTAAAAGCAAAATATCACTCTCAAAACTCCAATCTATGTGGGGCTTTGTTGCCGAATACGGAACAACATCCACGGCAAGCGATTTTTCCAGCGGATCGAGTTCGTCAATTTTCATAAGTTGTCCTGGGGTCGCATTAACGATAGCTAATTTTATTGATCCCATAGAAACAGCGCAATGGAGGATATTGGCGATACCTGGAATGTCGATGGCATTGGGGTTATGCTTCGACTCCGGATATGCCAGTTTTGTCTTTCGGGGAATTGAATGGTAGTACCCCATTTGAATCAAAGCACCCCGTGATCCCTCCAGCACGGTGCAATCGAACTCCTTGACCACTTCGGCAAAGAGATCAACAAGGCGAATATCACAGGTTCTCAGCCTACTAAATGATTTTCTTCCGAATTTTGGCATAATATATCCTCATCTGTTAGCGTGTTGGCTCATATGGACTACCTTCACGGCATCTTCAACAGCTTTTAATAGACTGTTAATCTTCTGGTCATTATATTAAACTTTAAGCATTTGCCCAGATGCCAAATTCATCACTAAACACCTCTATTAAAGCGATCGATTCCAAATCAAGTTTTCTCGTAATATTATTTTTCCATGCAATTTGATTACAATCATGGATTCTAACAAAGCAAAAAAATACTTCTATTATCGTCATGTCCTCCCCTCCCCAATCCTAAGCTGAGCGGTTTCACGTCTGTACCGGGCAACAGCCATGTCAAAGTATGAAGAATTCAACTCACATAAAATCGATTTTCGTCTATTTCGATAGGAGACTAATGAAGAAGTCCCACTACCCCCAAAAGGATCTAGCACAACACCTTCCTCCGGACACCCTGCCAGAATACAAGTTTCTGCCAATTTAGGGGGGAAAGTAGCAAAATGAGCACCTTTAAACGGTCTTGTTGGTATTGTCCAAACAGACCTTTTGTTGCGTTTATTATCCGGCATTCCTCTGTATTCCCGCCCAGAATGTAGCCTTGTCCCGTACCCCTCATGCTTTTTTCTTCCACCGAAACAAGCTTTCTTCTTCAGCGATACCTCTATGCTATCAACACATTGCTCTTTAATGGCTTCGTAATCATAATAATATTTCAGTGATTTGCTTAATAGGAAAATGTATTCATGAGATTTAGTACAACGATCACGGACACTCTCTGGCATTGGGTTCGGCTTGTGCCAAATTATGTCCTGGCGAAGATACCATCCATCGGTTTGGAGTGCGAAAGCGACGCGCCAGGGGATGCCTAATAAGTTTTTTGGTTTATATCCTACAGGAGGTAATCTGTTTTGATTTTTAGAAGAAATAACTTTCCCTACATATCCTTGCGTATATTTATCACTTCCGCCGTTTCCTGATTGACTGTAACTATCACCTAAATTAAGCCACAAAGTCCCATCATCGCGTAATACTCGTTTGACTTCCCGAAAAACATTAACCAATTTCTGGATATATTCTTCAGGGGACGGATCGAGTCCTATTTGATCATCATGGTCATAATCCCGTAATCCAAAATAAGGAGGGGAAGTCACGCAACAATTAATCGACTGTGATGGAAGATGCTTAATTATTTCCAAACAATCCCCGTGGTAAAAGGTCGCATCGCCAATGACAATTTTCATAACCCGAAAACCTCCTCTATCTCCTCGGCGCTCGGATGCGGCCTGGTGTAATCTGTTATAAAAATCTCAATTCCCACATACGGGCATTTCGTGGAACCTGGGCATGGTACAGCCAAACCCTTCCTCTTTGACCTAGTTTCCTTCTCTGCATTCCCGGCCGCGCAGCATTCACACAGCCAAAAAAACCGGCTCCCGTCGTGACTCTGAATCAGTTTGTCGTTTTTTATCACATTGGAGCCCACCCGCTTAATGACTTGTTCGTATTTTACGAATTCCTCAAGCTGCTCCTGCAACAGATCCTCGTAAAGTTGTTCGGCATTGCTCAAATCATGCCTATTGTGATACGGGAACGCGGGAATTTTAAAAAGAAATGCTACCCGAACCGGCGTGGCTATCATTGTCCGCCCCCACTGACGCCGGATTATGGTGCAAATATTAATCCTCTCCTTCTCAGTCACCCCGGAGGCAATGGCAGGGTATTTCTTGCATCTCCGGGCCTTATCGCCATGCTTTTTGACGTGCGCGATTTGCTGAGCCGCTGACATGTGTCGGCAGTTAGGAATGTTTTTATTTCTCATCCCGACTGGGAAGCCGGGGATTCTTATTATGGGGTAATTCATTCTGCCGCCTTGCACGAATTTATAACCAGGTCAAATGATGTTTCATTTCTTTCTTTAAACTTGTAATATGCACTTTCTTCAGCTTGGCATTTAGGCTTTAAGATACATTTTCCGCTACAAAACCTACATTCACATAATCCATCAGGGTTTTTCATTATCCACCTTACTTAATTTTGTTTCCAACTAAAACATCGTCTTATATTTGTCATAATATTCGCCCCACCCCGCTTTTTTTAACTTCTCGAAAACAGATAGAGCTGTATTGCCAAATAATTCTTTTATCTCATTCCAGCATGGCAAGGTTGCTGAA